CTCCAAGACTGCTGCGACCGAGATCACGCTCTCTGCCGGACGCCTCTATGCCGGTGGCGAGGTCTACGCCCGGGGCGAGAATATCGTCATCGATCTCTTCAACCTTCTGCCGCTGGTGACGAAGAAGCGGGTCGCTATCGTCGCCTTCGGGCAAGGGGTCGACACCGACGTGCAGCCGCGCGATTTCCTGATCGACGCCCAGACCGGCACGACCGAGCCGCAAAGTGTCGCCATGGAGAACATGCGTCGCGCTGAGTTGTCGGCGGTTGCCGGAACCGAAAGCCCGGACCCCGCCTATCCGCCGACCGACGCCAATGTGGTCGTCATCTGCTACGCGCTCCTCGACACCTCAGGGATCGTGTCCATCGAACAGTGGTCCGCGACCCAACTCCCGAACCTTCGGTTGGTGTCCAACCGCACGACAGCATTGGAGATCTGGCGGGGCCAGATCAGCGGCCAGGTCGACACTCTCAAGACGGACCTGGCCGCCCTTGCTGACCGTCTCAAGCTCTATGCCATGAAGAGCGAGCTCAAGGACGTGATGGTGGAACTGGAGAAGCTGCGCCAGAAGGTGTTCCAGCCTTCGGCCTATATCTTCTACGGCAGCAACCACTTCCTTGACCTGGTCGGCAGCCAGACGGTGCATGCGGGCTTCGATACGGTGGTCGCGGAAGGAATCCGCTTTCCCAATGCCGGCAGCAGCAGCGCGGCACTGGCCCTTCTCAATCCGAACAATCCCTATGTGACCATGAACAACGGCTTCGTTCTGCCGAAGTACAGCCATGGCCTCCGTATGAACCTCGCCGGTTACAATGGCGAGACGCGCATGGCGCAGTATAGCTTCGAGACCACCACCATCACTCAGCTGACACGCTCGCGTGAGCGCCGCCGCTACGGATCTTCCAAGACCGTCTGCACCAATTCTACCTGGTGGCGCCAGGGGAGTTACGACCCTGTGACCGGCATCTTTCGCATCAGTGGCGAGAGCTGGGAGGTCGCGGCTGCCGACCGGGCGAATGCCGCGATCAACCACAAGTTCATCCGGATCACCCAGTTCTGGCTCGATACCTATGAGGAACCCTACTGGGACGCGGTGAAGAGCACCGCCACCCTCAACGGCCAGCAGATTGCCCAGACGTTCCTCAACTCGCAGGACGGCTGGCTCTCCCAGATCGGGCTGTACTTCTCGCGGAAGGCCATGACCGGGGACGTCAACATCCTTGTCTGCGAGACAGCCTACGGCATGCCGGACCTCGGACGGGTCATCTCCCGCACGGTATTGTCCGCCGCCGGCATTCAGATCGGCGGCACAGCTCAGAACGCGGCCTTGCCCGCTCTCGTGGAAACCACGGTTCCCGTTGTTCCGACCTTCCTGCGCTCCGGGCGGCGCTACGCCATCGTGCTGGTGACAACGGGTGACCATTACGTCGCCATGACGAATACCGACAACGGGGTCGTGCAGGGCACCTTCTTCGTCTCGACCGACGGCGCCTTCTTCGCCGGGAACCTCGTCTCGGACATGAAGATGAAGCTCTACTTCGCGAAGTTCGACGCACCGCGGGTGGTGGTGGAACTTAACCCGCTTCAGTTGGCGGGCGGCATTCTCGACATCGACATCCTGAACGAGGGCATCACGCCGCCCGCCTGCAGGACAGATTTCGAGGTGCAGGTGAATGGTGCCTGGGTACCGCTCGACGCTCCGCCCAATGGCCCGAACCTGTCCAGTCTGCCTGCCATCCTGCCACTGAGGGCCGTGCTGACTGGCACCTCCGACCTCATGCCGGGCTTCGGCCTCACCGCCTCGCAGGTAACGGTCAGCCGCAACAAGACGGCCTTCACCTGGGTCGGCACCAAGCGCACGCTGGGCTCACCCACCACCAGCGTCAAGGTCATCATCGACCTCCAGGGCTATGACGAGGTGAAGCATGACTGCACCGTGACGCTGCTGACCGGCAGCACCCTTGCCGGAACTGAGACGGCGGATGTGGTCGAGGACCAGATCCAGTCCGACGGCACGCTGCGGCGCACCTGCGTCTTCAACATGACGAGCCAGACCCAGTACGCGGTGAAGATCGCAGGCGCCACGACCACGGCGGCCGAGACCTTCCACGTCGCCGAGATGATCGAATACGCCAACACCTGAGGGATATGACCTATGGCAAAGAAGCCCACCCACTATCGCCTGACCGTCAGCAGGCCCGTCTCTGCCTCCGGCATGAACTTCAACCCCGGCTCAAGATATACCGTGAAGGCTGCGGTCCATGACGGAATTCTGGAGCAGGCGGCCGATGCCCTTGCCACCGCCGAACCCATGCTGATGGAATGATGGCGCCATGCTGAGGTTCGAGGACCTTCGCGTCCGGGATCAACAGGCACTTGACCGCGACTTCTTCAACCGTCGCTACCGGTTGATCGCCGAGGCGATTGGTGCGCTGGGAGAAGAGGTTGCCTCCGTCACGGGCGATACCGATCGCCTGGTGGTCCTGGGGCTCAACCGGGTCAACGAGGTGCTGGGTCCTCTCCTCGCCAAGGTACAGGCTGCCTCCGAGAACGGCTTCCTCGTCGCCGCCTCGGCAACGCCGCTCACGGTGACGCAAGGTCTCCAGACCACGCTGGTCATCGACGATCCTGCCCAGCGCGACCTGTTCACCCCGACACCCTACCTCCTTCTCACCCGGCAGGCCCGCGGCACGGAACAGGATTATGCGGTCCTCTACGTCGAGGCCTACGATCGTGCCAGCGGCGGCCTCGCCTTTGAGGTGATGCTGGTCAACGGTGCCGTTGGAAACACCCTGCATGATGACTGGGTCATCTCGGCGACGGCGGGCATCAGCGTGGCGGTTCTGGAGGCCGCAACCTCGGTCCAGGCTACCCTCTCGCTGGCCCAGCAGGCGGCAACAGATGCCGCTGATGCAGCACAGGCTGCGGAAGCTGTTCTGGCCTCGGGTCCCGTGACCTCCGTCAACGGACGGCAGGGGAGCGTGGTGCTGGGCATGTCCGACATCGCAGGTCTCGTAAGCGCGCTCGCTGCCAAGGCCGAGAGCAGCCACGGCCATACCATAGCACAGATATCCAATCTGCAGGTCACGCTCGATGCCATCACGGATGGCGGGAGCTACTGAGGAACGAACCCATGACGCAGTCGCTCATCGTCCAACTCTCTCAGAAGCTGTCCATCACCGCCGTGAAGGACATCGAAGTGACCAGCATTGTCGAGGATGGCGCGGGCGGTTGGATCCGTTCTATCCGCTTCTACGGTTCACCCTCATCCGGCACGAACAAGGTGCTCGTCCTTGAGGTGCTGCTCCAGTCGACCGAGAAGGCCGACCTCGCCATCACCACGCCCGAGATCGACTTCTGATCCGGGCGCGTCCCTTTTTCTGATCTCAATCTGAACCCGTCAACGCCCGCTGTGCGGACTCCTCCGCGCTGCGGGTTTTCCGTTTAGGAGGACAGTAAATGTCTGACCCGACTTTTGGCATTTCGATCACGCGGATCGACAATGAGCCGCGTCCCGCCGTCTACAGTGACATGTCCGTCGTTGGCCTCATCGGCACGGCTCCGCAAGCCGATCCGGATGTGTTTCCGCTCGATACGCCGGTGTTCCTCTACTCAGACGACAGGGCCAATCGTACGGCACTCGGAACGGAGGGCACGATTTCGGACGCCCTCAATCTGATCAATTCGCAGCTCGGCGAATTCCAGGTGGCGGCCAAGGTGGTGGTCGTCCGTGTCGAGGAGGGCGCCACGGTGAACGAGACCATCGCCAACATCGTCGGTGACGGGATTGCCACGGGGCTCGAAGCCTTCGTGCAGGCAGGGCCGCTGCTCGGCATTATCCCCCGGCTCATCTGCGCACCGGGCTTCACCAGCCAGAGGCAGGGGACGGATGCCAACGCCGTCTGCGCAGCGCTTCCGGCGCTGTGCAACAAGCTCCTCGCCCATGCCGTGGTGGACGGGCCCGCCACCACCGAACAGGCGGCCATCGACTGGCGCGAGACGATTTCCTCGGGCAGATTGATCCCCGTCGATCCCGCCGTGCGCGTTATGGCGGGCAGTGAGGTCGCTGTCGCTCCGCTCTCGCCTGCCGTCATCGGCATCGGCGTCAGGCGTGATCACGAGAAGCAGGGTAGGCCCTTCCATAGCTGGGCAAACCAACCAGTGGCAGGGATCGTCGGGCCGTCGCGGCCCATCAATTTCTCGCTGACCGATGGCGCCACCGAAGGCCAGCGGCTCCTGTCGCATAATGTCGGCGTCGTTCTCCGTGGCGAGCTCGGCGTCGAGACGGCCATCGCCTCCGGCGGCTTCGTCTATGTCGGCACCGACAATGCCGACGAGGATGATCTCTGGCGCTTCTACAACGTCACCCGCGGGCGGGACTACATCCACCTGATGTTCCTGCGCACCCTGCGCTTCTATCTCGGACGTTTCAATCTCACTGGCCAGACCATCCAGGCGGTGCTGAACACAATGGGCTTCGCCATGCGCGACCTGAAGGCTGATGGTGACATCCTGGGCTACGAGGTCAAGTTCACGAGGGATCAGAATTCGCCGGAGGAACTGCGGCAGGGTCGCTTCAACGTGAACTTCGCCGCCGAGGAGGCCCCGGTCCTTCGCTACCTAGGCATACAGTCCGCCCGCTACCGGCCCGCCCTCGACGCGTTGCTCGACGACCTGCTTGCCCAGGTCGATGCCGTCACCGGCTGACGAAGCACGGAATACAGCCATTATCGAACCTGAAAGGAAAATATTGTGACTGGACTTTTTGTCATGGAGGCGGGGAACCTTTTCTGCGGCGATCACGACCCCACCGCCTCGAAGCACCTGACCCTTGCCGAACTGAAGCTGCCGACGCTGCAGGAGATGTACCAGGACCACCATGCCGGTGGCTCCCGCGTCCAGATCGAGGTTGCGGTCGGGATCCAGAAGCTGGAGCCCACCTTCAAGCTCAATGGCTGGGACCCCGACCTCCTCACCCAGTTCGGTCTCGGCTCGTCGCGCCAGAAGGTGTTCACCGCCTATGGCGTCATACGCGACAAGCGCACCGGTGTGGCCATCGAGGCCAAAGCCATCATCGAGGGCCGTCTCGGCAAGATCGAGCCCGACGCCTTCCAGCGCGGCGAGTTGCAGGGGCACGAATACGCCATCAACGAGGTCATGCACTACGAGCTCTGGTTCAATGAGAAGGAGAAGCTGTTCTGGGACTTTTTTTCCTCGGAATGGCGGCTCGAGGGTGTCTCGCAGAACGATGATGAACGCCGCATCCTGCGCGTCCAGCGCTGATCACACGACCTTCTGGAGAAAACCATGACTGACACTGCCCGCCTGAAGCTCTCTCGCCCTGTCGAGTTTGGAGACAAGATCATCGCCGAAGTGATGATCCGCCGTCCCAAGGTCCGCGACCTCCGGGCCATGGAAAGGGCTCGTGAGCCCGGGGCGACCGAGATGGATCTGTGTATCGCAATGGCAGCAGAACTCTGCGACCTGCCGCTCGAGGTGGTCGACGAGATGGATGCGGCGGACTTCGCGGCGATCTCGGAGGTCATCACCCGTTTTTTG